TGCATCTCTGCTAAGAAAGATTCAAAGTCAGGCTTCTCAGTATAAGCCACAGAATTGTTAGCCAAAGCACGTTGGCCTTCATCAAGCCACCACTGTCCAGACTTAGCTTTAGCCATGCGGGGGTCTGATAGATTAGACAAAGAGATTAATGCCGAACGTCTGACACCGCCAACCACCACAACCTCTGCAATCTTACAGCAGATATCATGGCACTCAATGGATGTCAGCTTACGTCCTTCGGCTTTCTGGAAGATACCTACACAGAAGTTAAACAGGCTGACTAAAGGTTCAGGGCCAGAGGCTCTACCTCCAAAGGTTTTCAATCTTGCCCCAGCACCTCTGACTCTACTTATATCCCACTTAGGAACCTTACCTGCGTAGAGCATGGCTATTAGTTCACGGAAGGCAGATGCCCAGCCAATCTTAGAATCTGATACTACAATAACTGTATCGGTAGGATGGAAGGATTCAGCAACTAGAGGGAGCTTATTGATAAAGTTACGTTCAACTGAGAAACCTACTCCAGTACCACACATCAAGACATACATAAGCTCGTCAAAGCTACGGGGTGAATCTATGTGTAAATAACTACAATTAAATCCAGCTACGTTGTCTTTATCTAAAGCAACTCCTGCTGTCATCATACATCTCATGCTAGGCATTACATCCATGTTATATATTGACTGGAACAACATCCTACTCTCTGCCTTAGTTATCTGTCCTCGGGCATGCCAAAAGTCTACATAACGCTGTACTGTCTCTTCCCAAGTCTCTCTTCTACCCTCCGTAGGTAACCAACGTGCATACCTGCTTTTGTGTATAAACTCTTGATACTGTTCCATCACCGCTACTCCTCTCTTTCTAAATGTTTTTCAAGGTTAGCCATCGCCCTCCAAGCTACCTGCGCCCAGTCTTGGTCAATGATGTGACGCATCATAGCGTCTAGTTCATCTCCTGATTTAGGTCTATCCCAGTGGAGCGTAGTGGGGGTTTGCCCATGCTGAATACCACCTACCAAGGACACCCTTGATACTTCAGCCATAGCTCTAGGAAAATATTTAACGAACCCAGTATAGATAGGAAGGTTCTTACGCTGTTGAGCATCTATAGGTAACTTGTAGGGTTTAATAGGTTGATGTTCTTTAACAGAAGCAGGTTTAGTTTCACCCTGTACAGCCACCTTCTTTACAGTCTTGTTCCATTCTTTAGTAATAGCATCCCACTGTGTAGGACTAATATCATTTATTGTGGAAGCCATGGTATTGGTTCTCCTTTAGAAAAGTCATAATCAGATGCTCTAAGTATCTTAGCTAACCTAGCTTGTACTAACGCATCATCCTCTGTGTATCCGGCTTTCTCATACGCCTTTACTACAGTATCCCATGTAGGTTCTTCAAGAAGCACTGTGGCTCTCTTATCACCTACACCTCTAAGACCTGTATAACCGTCAACTGTATCGCCTACTAAGGTTTGATAAAGATGGAAGTAATCAGCATCTTCCTCTGAGATGTCCTCCATTTCTGCGGCTCTCCATAAGAGTCCAGGTATGGTCTTCATGTCTTTATCTTCAGATACAATTACAGTCTCTTCGTACTTACCAGATGTAGCTAAGATGCCCATAACATCATCACCTTCTAATGCAGGGTATTGCTCAGTCTTGTACTTAGATTCTATCCAAGCCTTTATACCTTTATAGCAAGTGGGTTTGCGCTTCCCTTTCCTGTTGCCTTTATAATTAGGGTGAATGCCTTTTCTAAAGTTATCCTTGTCACTGAAGCAGAATATAAAATCATCTGCTGCTGTCATCTCTACCAGGTGTTCTAGGTATTGTAGGATTAACTGCTTGGCTTCCTTAGCGTCTGCCCAGAGTGACCATACGTCATCGCCCCAGTCCACCTCATGCTCTACGACAGAAGAATATCTAAATACGATAATGTCTCCGTCAATTAGTAGTGTTCGTTTCATTTGTTGCCTCCGTGGATAGTTGTCTATAAACCTTTAGCGTATCTGTAGAGAACAGTTTGGATAGGTTTACTAGGTACATCTTAGATGCCCAGTTATCTCCTCCCTTAACGACACGGTGGTCATCAAGTTCTTCCACTATCTTCTTAAGCGTCTTAGTATCAAACACTAGCGTACAATATACATCATCTTCTATTGCTAAACGATGAAACCAATAATCAGATTCAGTGGCATTAATACCAGAGGGTTTACCATAAGATTCAAACTCAATTGCTATGTTGCCTGTCTTGGCCCACATACCTCTCTCTGTCTTAACCTCAATCTTTTTATTCTCTAGCATATCTAACACTTTATCTTCGTGCATCTGACCATACGCTAAGTCTAAGTCAAACTTCTTTCTGTTCTTCTTAGTGGGTTTCAGCCCAGTTATCTCCGATGTTGTATTCTCCTGTAAGTTCACATCTGATTTTAAAATATTCTCCTGCTCGTTTAATACATTCAATTGCGATTTCTCCAATTTCATTAGCCATGTCTTCCTTTGTCTCTAATTGTATTTCGTCATGTACCCAAGCTACCTGTAGACATGACTCCGATAGTCCTCTCTCCTTCAAGGCCTTGTCAAACTCCACCATCCATTGCTTACATATCAATGCACCTGCTGACTGGAGTAACACATTGAGGGCCGCGTGTGGTGACCTTACCTTCAAGTACCTCCCATCCAAACCCACTAGATAGCCACGTTCAGCGGCTGCCTGTACACGCCCTATAAGTTTTGCTAGTGCAGGGAGCTTTGCTAAGAATCTCTTCTTTAGAATCGCACCTTCCTTAGCCCCCTTACCAACAATCTCTCCTAACTTACCTACACCTGCACCATACAGGAATCCATAGATGAACGTCTTGGCTTGAGGACGAGTTGCCAGTCCCGCTGCCTTTTGGTTTGTGGTGTGTATGTCACCATTCACAACAGTCTCACCATAAGCACCACCATCATACTTAGCCATGTAATGCGCCAAGCACCTAAGCTCTAGCCCAGACACATCGACACCTACTAGCTTCTTGCCTCTGGGTACGGTAAACAGTTCTCGACACTCCTCCCCATAGGGCGCACCCACGGACGGAACCTGTGCCACGTTAGGGTAGGCATGTGTTGCCCTCCCTGTGACGGCTCCGTTTGTGTTACAACTTCCGTGGATACGCCCACCTCGCTCAACCTTTAGCCATGCTTGTCGGCCATCTCCAAGCTGCCCTAAGCGTTTGATAAGTGTGTAGTATTCTACTAACAGCTTTGCCTCTGGGTAAGGCAATGTGGATAGAACCTGCTCGTCAACCTTCGGCTTGCCATCGTTGGTAAAGTCTTTAGGCTCCCAACCTCTGAGTGTTGTTAGTCGGTTGGCTACATGGTCACGGCTACCTGGATTGAACTCGATAGTCTTGACCTTGTAGGTCTTGACACCCTTCACATATCCTCTCGTCTTGTTGTTGACCTTCGGTATAAACGGTGTCCTAATTTCCCAGCTTGGGAATGATGCTTTAAGCTCGTTTCCAAGTTCCCACTTTCTTCCTGATAACTTAGCATATAACTTACCAGCAGCCTCTGCGTTAAAGGCAAATCCAGCAGTCTCTTGCCTGAAAATAATCTCAGCAACTTCATGTTCTAGCGCGATTGATTGTTCAGAATAATTCTTGGCAACTATCTTCTGCCAAAGTGTGTTGGTTACTTCAACATCCTGAAAGCAATACTCCAGCATCTCATCAGAGTATTCTTCCCAGCCACCATCATAGTCACCTTTGTAATTACCTAAGCGGTGACCCCATGCAGCTAGGCTATGACTACCTATCAGCTTTCTAGGAAAGTCTGTTCGTGTGAAGTCACCTTGCTTAATGTCAGCCCAAATGAGCCTAGTACAAACCAAGGTGTCTCTTGTGATTCCTTTCGGATTAAAAGTGCCCAGCTTCTTCAACACAGGGATGTCGTACTTAATAATGTTATGGCCGCATATCATGTCAGCCTTCTCTAGCTTGGGGATACCTTCAGTCCACACGCCTTCACCTGTGTATCCCGTGGCTTCCCCAGTATCTATATCCTTGATAACCATACAGTGTATCTTGGTTACGTCATCGAGGAGGCCATCAGTCTCTAAGTCAAATATATAACTAGGCATTATACTCCTCCCATATCTTCTTAGGCACTTCACGTATAAAGACGGGTGTTTGTTCGCCTACATAAGCACCGCACACATTAAACTCCATGTACTCCACAGCCATCTCATAGTCCATTTCAGCTTGCTGCATTAGTATGTCCACACAACGCTCATAAGAATAAGCAAGGCAAGGTTTGTTGCCTATACGTTCAACCACCCCGATGATTGCTGACTCAAAACCACCGGCTTGTAGCAAGGTGACATAATCATCTTCACTATAATTAGACATTGAGTTCTCCTTACGCCTCACAACACTCACATTCAGCTAAGTATTGTCTTAAGTCATTGTCCCTTTCTTCTTCAGTAGGAAAAGGAATAGCGTCTTTAAGTATCCCCTCACCATCAGACTGAAGTACTAGAAACTCTTCACAGAACTCATCAAGCGACATCTCCCACGCTGCTAAGCCATCTTCTGCACACTCTGTTTTATATAAATAAATATTTGTATTAGAACTCATCAATCACCTCATTAAATTCTGGATTGCACTCAAGCAAACGTCCCGTCTCTGGATTGTATTTGACATGACAAGCTATGCCTGTCTCACCACTAAAACGATTCTTAAGTACCCTCACTGTTGTAGTATTAGATTGCTCACCTTGCTGGTCACGCTCTAAAGATATTACCATGTCTGATAACTGTGCTATGGCATGGCTTCCGCGTAGCTGAGACAAACTCGTCTGTGCGCCTTCCTCATGTCCTCTGTCACCACTGGGACGCTTGAGGTGGGACACCAGTATCAACCCTACGCCTGTCTCTTGGACAAGGGTACGCAGGGCAGTCATGGCATTGTCAATAAGCCTTCTCTCGTCACCATCACCTAGTCCAGACACAACAATAGAAAGGTGGTCAAGTATAATCCAAGAACATTCACACCCTTGTGCCAAGAAACGTACTCGATTTAAGAGGTTATCAATCTGTGTAGAACCAAAGGAATCATAGAAATATGTACTGCCATTACCTATAACACTATCATAAGCACCTCTTAATTCTTCACTCTTAACATCCTCAACTCCTAAGTGTAAAGGTCTGTCGAGGTGTAACCCCATTAGACCTAATGCTGTACGCTTTACTGTCTCTTCTAGCATGATAAAACCAACGCGCTCACCTATTTTAATTAGGTGATAGCCTATCTCTCTAGCTAAGTTAGACTTACCAATACCTGAACCTGCTGTGATAGTAGTAAGCTCAGACCTCCTAAGCCCCCTTGTTTTTTCATTCAATCCTTGGTATGGGTAGTCAACACTATGCACTACTTCTTGAGTAGAGATTGCTGTCCATAGGTCATCACCTGCAACGATACCATCAGGTCTGTAAACCTTGGCTTCCCACATGGCACTAATTAGTTCCTTAGACTTACCCTTAACA